TTACTGAATGTTGCGTGGTCAAGGTCACCGATCATATGAAGCGGCACTCGATACAGCCGGGCAATTTCCTCGACCTGAAACTTTCTGGTTTCCAGAAACTGTGCTTCATTGTTGGGGATGGAAATAGGCGTGTATTTCATGCCCTCTTCCAAAATTGCGGTATGATGCGAGTTGGAGCCACCATAGGCACGCTGCCAAGCATCCCGCACACGCTCTGGATTTTTGATGACTCCCGGATGTTCCAACACACCGGATGGACTGGCACCGTTGGCGAAAAAGGTAGAACCATAGTCTTCACAGGCAAGAGAAATGCCGATTGCATTCTTTGCAAGAGCAATGGGAGAATATCCCACCAAGCCGTCATACCCAAGTCCGGGAATATGCAGCACATCTTCTGCCTGCAGGACAATATCGCCCTGCTGTTTCAGGTTTGGATTGGCTTCATCGTAGCGACTGTAGATGTAGACCAGACGATTTCGCTGGTCACGGTCTACTCTGACCTTATCCGGCATCAGCGGATACAGCCCCAATACATCTCCACGACCGTTTCGGATAATTTGTGCATAAGCATTGCCGTAAATCAGCAGATGGGACATCAGGGTTTCTCGGAATACGAAGGATGTCATTTCCGGATTTGGCTGATCATGCAGCAAAAAATAGAGCGGATGCCGTGGCACTCGCTCTTTTCCGTTTTCGGTATATTGGTAAACGTGTAATGGCAGTTGGGCAATAGCTTCTGACAGAACTCGCACACAGGCATACACCACTGTGTGCTGCATGGCGGTACGGTCATTAACTCGCTTACCACTGTTGGAACGTCCGAAGAAGTAACTGTAACTGGGACTGTCGTAGCTGTTTTTCGGGTGATCTCGTCCCCGAAAAAATCCTCTCAAAATACGCATAATTCCTCACTCCTTACAAAATCAACATATCTCTTTCGTCATAAACACTTGTTCCATCCCCAGTACATCCACAGCGAATTGCACGGTCAAGAGCCATAATCATGGCAACCGCACCGTCAATCTTCTCTGTGGATTTTTCTTTGTCCGGCTTGATATTTCCGGCAGGATCTCGCTTGATGAAGATGTTGTCCATCATCCAACGAAGAACCGGCTGACCACCATGTGCTATTTTTTTCTCCAATGTCAGCTTCATCAGTTCTTTGGTGGGCGGACTCATATCCTTATATCCCTGCCCAAACTGTACTAAGGTAAATCCCAAATCTTCTAAGTTTTGCGACATCTGCACTGCACCCCAACGGTCAAAAGCAATTTCTTTGATGTGAAACTTCTGTCCCAGTTCTTCGATGAAGTTTTCGATAAAACCATAGTGAACCACATTTCCCTCAGTCGTTTTCAGGTAGCCTTGCCGTTCCCATACATCATATGGAACATGGTCACGTCTTACTCTGAGGGGCAGTGTTTCCTCCGGCAGCCAGAAGTAAGGCAAAACAGAATATATCTCATCATCGTCTGTTGGAGGGAACACCAAAACAAAAGCTGTAATATCCGTAGTACTGGAAAGGTCAAGTCCACCGTAGCAGATTCTTCCACGAAGGAATTCTGGAATTACAGGAGCATTACAAGCATCCCATTTTTCCATTGGCATCCATCGAACAGACTGTTTTACCCACTGATTCAAACGCAGTTGTCGGAATGCGTTCTCTTCACCCGGATTTTGTCTGGCAGAATTGCAAGCAGCTTCAACTTTATCCATTCCGACAGTAATGCCAAGAGAGGGATTTGCTTTTTTCCAAACTTCTGGAGAAGTCCAGTCTTCAGATTCATCTGCACCGTAAATCACAGGATAGAATGTTGGATCGATTTTTCTGCCTTCCAAAATATCTTTTGCCTTTTGATGCGTTTCATAACAAATAGAATGCGTGTCCGTCCCAGCCGTGGTGATGAGAAAATACAAAGGCTGCATTCTGGCATCACCAGAACCTTTAGTCATAACATCAAAGAGCTTTCGGTTTGGCTGCGTATGCAGTTCATCGAACACCACTCCATGGATGTTGAAACCATGCTTGGAATATGCCTCTGCCGAAAGCACCTGATAGAAGCTGTTGGTCGGAATATACACGATACGCTTTTGTGAGGTCAGGATTTTCACTCGTTTGGAAAGGGCGGGACACATTCGCACCATATCCGCTGCTACGTCAAATACAATGGCGGCCTGTTGGCGGTCGGCAGCACAGCCGTAAACTTCGGCACGTTCTTCGCCATCACCGCAAGTAAGCAGCAGAGCAACCGCAGCAGCGAGTTCTGATTTGCCTTGCTTTTTCGGAATTTCTACGTAAGCTGTGTTAAACTGACGATAGCCATTCGGTTTCAGCACACCAAATATATCTCGTATGATCCGTTCTTGCCAATCAATCAGTTCAAACTTTTTTCCTGCCCATGTACCTTTTGTATGACACAGGCATTCGATAAAATTCACGGCATAATCTGCCGCTTTTTTATTATAATGCGAATCTTCCGCCATAAATTTTGTGGTTTTATAGCCTTTCAGTTTTCGCATTCTCTCACCTCACAACAAAAAAGACCTGCCGAAGCAAGTCTTTGAAAATCATGGTCATGGCGTGCAGATGTGACCTGTTTGCCATGTTTGGTACGACCGCCAGAGCCTTTCGGCTCCGGCTTGTGGAATTTATAACTTCAAGACCAGCCCCGCACAGTTCGCCTGTGTGGGGCTGGTTTTGACTTTGGGCAGTTTCTCGGCAAGTGCTCTGAAAGCCCACACAGGGCAAACAGGGCGGTTACATGGGGAACTTTCGGTGCATTACAGACAGGATTTTCTCCCGTTCCTCTATGGAAACACCGATGCTTTCCAGTGCCTGCCGAATGCCGCAGTCCGGGCAAATGGGCGTTTGGTTGTCCGTTCTGGAAAGTGCCGGAACACCGGAGTAGGGTTTTCCGCAAAGTGGGCAGACTGCCGAAACAGGCTTATCCGTTTTCATGGTGGTACACCTCCCGTTCGCTGATGTCCACGGCTTTCCGCAGGTGTTTCAGGTCAAAGCCGAACTGGCGGTATCCATCCACACAGGTGCGGATGTAGGCAGAAGTGGGGATGCCCAGTTTCCGTTCCTCATGCATGATGTACACAAAGACGGTCAGCTTTTTCCCAGTTTCTGCAAGAGGAAGTTCCAGTTCCGTTTTGTAGTAGAAATGGGGATACCCCTCATAACGGTCAAGGGCAAGTTCATCTCGTTCCGACACCGACCATACTACCGCCGGAACGGTACAGCCCTGCTTGGGTTCGATGGTCAGATAGGAGCCAGTCTTGCTGCCTTTGAACAGCAGCTGGTAATTTGGGATCTCCGCAGTCCCCACAATTCTGGCATCCGGGCAGCGGAACTGCATCTGTTTCACGTTCAGATTGCTGCCGTAGGCAAGGTAAAACTTTTTCATGCAATCAAATCCTTTCTGAAAGGGATACCCTTTCACCACCATAAGACCGCCGAAGCGGTCTGGTGTAGCTGGTAGCAAAAGGCTGTCTCTTTATCGGCCGAACCGGAAGGCTGCATCGCCATCCAAGTTTTTGGTAAGGAACGTTCTGGCGGTGGCGAACTCCTCGCCGACCAGCCCCAGCCGAATCAGCCATGTTCGCATTGCGAATTTCGGATTTTCCGTTTGCTGTGGCTTTGGACTTGCTGTTTTCAGTTTCTTTGCCATTTCGGAAAGGGCAAGGCAAAGCTGAATGTAGCTTTTCAATTGCCCAGCATGGAGTCCATTTTTCTTTTCAGCTGTAGGCTTGTCAAACTGGAAAAGTCTGAATTCGATTGTGCCTTTTGTAAAAGTTGCGTGATAGTTCAGCATGTGGTATCGGCTGTCGTTGTAGTGTTGATTTCTGCCGTAATTTGCCCCATTCGCCGTATACCAGATGTCTGCGAACTGTGCCATGTTGGTGGGCTTTTTTCGGTTCAGCTGTTCGATGAATTGGGGATTGACCGTTCTGCAATATCGGTTCATTCTGCCTTGGTCGATTTTCAAGGCATCTGCAATCGGCCGTTCGTGGCTCGCCATAAGGTTGGCGAGGTTTCGCAGGGTTTGCGGTGTGTGTCCGTTTGCTCCAATGTGAATGTGTACTCCGGCTCCGATGCCTGCATGGCTGATTGCTCCGGCTTTGCGAAGCTTTCTTACCAGTTCCTGCAAGGTTTCAATGTCCTCGTATTTCAGAATCGGCGTGACCAGTTCGCACTTTTCGGCATCGCACCCTGCAATGCTGACGTCCTTTTGAAATTTCCATTCTCTGCCCTGTGCATCCCAAGTTGACCAAGTGCTGTAGCCGTTTCGGCTGGCGGTGTATTCGTATCTGCCTGTGCCGAAATGGTCGGCGGCAAGTCTGGCAGCTCGTTCTCTGGTGATGTGGTTCATCTCAATCTCCACGCCGATGGTCTGCTTTTTCAGGTTTTCAATCTGTCTTTCTGTTTTAGCGTTCATAATGTTTTCCTCCGTAGTTTCGGGCTTTTTTCCTTTTGTTGTAACCATATTAACTCTAAACGGAGGAGATAGCAAGTGGCTAAATCTACAGAAAATGAGGTCAAAAGATTGTGTAGAATACACTCTTGCAATTCTTGCGATTGTATGGTAACATACCGTACAATGGAGGAGGTTTCGCCTTATTTTTTTGCCTCGGATACGGTCTGGAAACTGTCGATTTCGGGAATCAGAGCAAGGGAAGAACCATTCTCCCACCGCATATGAATGCTGCCCACATCATCAATATGCGTGACCTCGCCGACTGTTCCGGGAAGAACCGGATATGTTTCATTTCGCATAGAAATCAGCTGTAATTTCGTTCCGACAGGGTACTTTTTTCGCAGCTGTTCCAGATATGATTCACTCGGAAACTGCATCAGTATCACCAACCTTTCTGAATGCGGAATTGCCTGTGAGATTGCGAAGAATGACTTTTCTTGCTGCCTTGAATTCTGCACCCACCATTCCCAGACGAATCAGGAAACACCGCATAGTGTACTTGGGATTGTCGGAGGTGTCCGGCTTGCGGTTGATGCGGCTCTGGTTCTTGGCAAATTCGCAGAGCATGGAAATGAAGGTACAGTAGGCATCTGCATCGCCGTCCTGTTCGACCGTGAACCATGGAAATTCCACCTTTTCATCAGACGGAATGATGTCCAAACAGTCGGTTTGAAAAGCTGCCTGAAAAAGGGCAACCTTGTTTTCGCAGATCTGCCGGAGATTGCCCAGTGTATGCTCTGTGAAGAAATCGGCTGGCATCTGCACAGTCAAGCCCTTGGATTCCGGTTCTGTGGTGTCCGGAACAGCATAGCCCCGACTTGCCAGTTCAGCAAGAAGCCGTTCTGTTTCCTTACGGTCGGCTTGATCGCTAATTTCCAGATCACCGGACTTGGTAACGGTGTAGCATTCACCGATTTGGTAGGCACAGGTGGGCATATACTGATATTCTGCCGTTGTTCCAATGATCGTGGCTATCGCCCATGCCAGTTTCTTTCGTTCATTTCCAGCCCGTCCAAATGCAATTATCATATGTTTTCCTCCCGATTTTCGGTGATTTGCCTTTCGGCAGTACATATGTTAACTCTTTTTTCCACAGATAGCAACTGTGAGATGTGTAGAATGTTTCGGCTGTCATTTGTAACAGATCACAAATCTGCCCAGACAATTCCGGCAAGCACAAAAACAGCTACATTCAGACAGATGCCATTCCCCCAAAGGCGGTACTCTGCTGCATCACGATATGGATCTTGCAGCCATTTCTGTACCATCTTTCGGCTTTTGGGACGGCTCTCCGGTTTTACCGCTTTTCGGTATTCTTCAAAAATAGCTGCCCATCGGTCGATTTCTTCTTCTGTGGGATTTTCCGATGCCAGGTCACTGCACCACTGATCCGGAAATCCCTGCAGTCTTGCACATTCCTGCGGTGTCAGTCTGCGAACCGCATAACCGCTGGAAACGATACTGGGGTCTTTGTGGTCCCGTGCCAGCAGTGTAGGGGTCGTTTCCCGAAATGCACCGCTGAAATTTCCCGTAGAAGCAGCATACACTGCATGATGGTCGGTAGCATTCAAAGTGAAAGCGACCTCTTTGTTGACACCGCCGCCCTGCGGTCCGTTTTGGTCAGACCGACCAATCATTGAGCCCTGCAAAGCATAACTTTCCAGCACAGCAATACCGCCTTGGTTTTTTGCTGGTGACTGATCGCTGGTGTCCAAAGTACGGGAAGTATCTGCCTCATAAATGCCGCTGTGCGGATTACCGGAAAGCATGGCATTGCTGGAAAAGGAACTGATGCCGTATGCTTTCGGCTGAAATACAGTCTGGTCATTGTTGCAGGACAGCGTAGCAGATTTGTTTTCCTGTATCAGACTGCCTTTTCCGCCGCCGGCTTTTCCACAGCGAATCTTCAGTGTTTTCGGCGTATCCATCAACAGCGGAACATTTCCGTCGCCGGTTCCGCATCTGGAAGTCAGTGTCTGTACTTTTCCGCTCTCAGAGATCTGAAGCCGGCTGTCAGCAGGATGATTTTCCAATACACAAGGCGGATGATGGGCTTCTGCCCGAAGGGTGGCAGTTCGTTCTTTCAGAATGTCTATGCGTTCTCCGCCCTGGTCACACAAGCACAAGCCTGCCGTTCCAAAGCTGTCCGCAGCACTTCCGGCAGCTCTTTGCCACGCACGGAGGCTCTCCGCAGAATACCCTGACAAGCCTTCGGACTCAAATAGTATTTTTCCGGCACTTGCTCCGTCAAAATCTGCGACAAGAAAGATCCGTTTTCTTCGCTGGGGCACTCCCCAGTATTGTGCATCAAGAACTCGCCATGCGAGGGAATAGGATTCTGCCAGAATCTCTCCGGCTTTTGTCCATTTTCCCGCAGGTCGAGGAATTGAAATGCTGCTGTCTTTGACCGAACAGATGGCTTCGAGGACACAGCGGAAATCTTCTCCGCCGTTGGAAGAAAATGCTCCGGGGACGTTTTCCCAGACGATGTATCTTGGGTATTTGCCATTGCTTGCACACCTCATTTCTCGGATGATACGGATCGCTTCGTGAAATAGAGAAGAACGGCTGCCGCTCAGACCGGTTCGTTTTCCGGCGATGCTCATATCCTGGCATGGACTCCCAAAGGTGATGATGTCCACAGGCGGCAGCTTTGCACCATGCAGTCCGCTGATATTGCCGAAGTGTTGTACCTGCGGCAGCCGTTTTTCTGTCACACGAATGGCAAACGGTTCGATTTCAGAAGACCAGACAGGCAAAATGCCTGCCAGCAGTCCAGCAAGCGGAAAACCGCCGCTGCCGTCAAAGAGGCTGCCAAGGGTGAGCGGTCTATTCATTAGTCACCTCCAGATTATTTTCTGCTTTATCGCATGACAAAAGAAACGCCCTGCATACTGATAATTCTGCAAAGCGTTTACATTTCTCTATAACTTTACTTCGTATCCATATTGGTGCGGCAGGAACGTTGTTATATCTTCCATATTCGCCAAACATACACTCCATACCAACATTTCTTGCCTGAACTGCCTCTTGAAATGTATCGTAGTATCCAAGATGAATATCCAGCTGACTGATTTTGATTCTTGCACGATATTTCTTTCTGGGTGGATAATAACTTACTCCGCTTACACCCGATGTGTTATTTTTTTGAAGCGGTTGATTTATTTGATTTTGCTGATGTGTACAGAAACGGACATTGCATCTTCGATTATCCAATGTATCAAGATTGATATGATCCAGCTCCATTCCTTTTCTTGTACTAAAAAGCACTTGATGCAGCGGTCGACCATGGCAGTCAACGATATATATTTGCCTACCTTTTCTGCTTTTATAAGAGACATACCATTTGATATCTTTTATTCTACTGAATAAATCAGCATCAAACATGAATATCGTCCCATCGGAAAGATGACCATAGCCAATTATACCATCATCAGAAAATGTGTAATTCACATTGCCGATATCACTCACGTCC